CCACAAGCTCGACCATCAGCTGCTCAGCTGGCCGCCACTTCATTGCAGCGCCTGGGCCTTGCTGGTGATCTGCGCGATCCAGTCGCAGCCGCTGAACATGCTGGGGTTCGCGGTGTCGTTCACCAGCTCCACGATGCAGCTCTCGCCGCGGGCCTGGATCGGGATGCTGAACACCCCCTCGAAATACTGCCGGTCCTCGATGTCAAGGCCCTGCCCCAAGGTGCTGCCCACCTGGCTGTTCCTCACCCCCAGCTGCCAGCCGTCGAAGGTGTAGACCGCCGTGGGTCGGCGCTCCGGCGTCACCTCGACCCTGAAGTAGCTGGTGTCGTGATACCGCAGCCTGGCGTGGCGAACCTGCGTCCGGTCCACGTTGCTGGCAACCCGGCCGCCGCCCTGGTCCCGCATCAGCTTGAACCGGCTGAAGCGATACCGGAACGCGAACGACTCACCGAACACCACGCCCTTGCCAGCCCAATTGCCCCGTGCCGTGATCGTGTTGCCGCTGTTGGTGGTGCCGAGGAGCTTGCCGCCGCCCTGGCCCGTGCCGTACAGGCTCCAGGCCTGCGTGGCTGCCGCCACCGTGTACGGCAGGGTCCAGGTCGTGGTCTTGGTGGTGGTGTTGTAGATGCCGCTGGCGACCCGCACAATCGCCGGGGTTGCCGTCGTGGTGGTCACCGCTCGATCCAGCAGCAGCGTGGTCAGGGCATCAGTGCTCAATCGGTCCGCCACCGGCATCCGCTCCAGCCAGACGCTGCCATCGGGGTACTCCACCAGCAGGTACAGCGTCTCCAGCACGCACAGGATCTGCAGCACCCGGCTGGCGCCATTCAGTTGCCAGTACGACCAGCTGCGCTGGATCCGCTCTATGCCCTGGGCGCCGCCGCGATCCGAATACTTGTAGGCGTAGATCCGGTCCTGGTAGCCGGCTGCCTTGCTGATCGCAAACCACACGCTCGCCGTTTCGTCGCCGGCCAGCTGCGTCACGCCAGCCGGGATGTAGGTGGGGACGTGATCGGTAAGGCTCGGTGCCGATCCGGTCAGGGCAGTTCCCGCACCGCGGACACTGAACTCCCGGAACTGAGTCCAGCTGCCATTGGACTGGGCGAAAATGATCCCAGATGCAACCTGCAGCGGCTTCACGGCCATGTCTGCGTCAAAGGCCATCAGCACGCTCACGGTGGCGCTGGCTGGTGTGAGACCTGCTGCATCGCTGCTCAGTCGAAACACCAGCTGGTCGGATCGCAGGATCAGCTCGTCTTGGTTGGGCACGGCGTAGCGCAGCACGCTGACCCGGTTGCTGCTGGCGGAAAGGTCGATCGGATCGGTGTCGAGCACCGTCGTCACCGTCTCCGGGAAGAAGTCAAAAAACGCCTTGGTGCGGCTCAGGATCACGTTCTCGTCGGCCAGCAGGCCCAGTCGGTTGCGGTGGATGAACACGTCCTGGATCGCATAGCCGATGAAGCTCGGGTCGGGCGCGGTGTCGTAGTCGCCGGCCGTGCGCTGCCCCCAGCTCGGGATCTTGGTGCCGCCCTGCGTGCTGCCGTTGGCGGGCCCGAAGTAGAAGGTGCCATCAGCAAGCCGCACCAGCAGCTGCGGCATGGTGGCCGCATCCAGCTGGTAGGGCATGCCGGGGGCCACGCACTCCTGCCACGTCCCCTCTCCGAAGGAGCTCCCCCTGGGCACGAAGCTGACGAAATAGCCGTCGTACTCGTTGGTGGGGTCGCCCACCACCTCCACCTGATACCCCTGCGGCGCGATGGTCGGCAGATCGGTGAACGCCTGCACCGTGTTGGTTATGGCTGTGATGTCGGCGTTGGCCCTGGCATCGGTGGCCGCCACCGTGATGGCGCTGCTGGAGGTGACATGCAGCAGCGATCCCTCCCTGGTGATCGACACCCCGCTCACCCCGGCCAGGGCAGCCTTGATCGACTCAGCAATGTCGGCCGTGCTGATCCGGTTCTCGGTCACCGTGCTGCCGCTGGTCACCACCGGCTGCACCGGAGTGGTGACCGTGGCCAGGGTGCCGTTGATCGATACCCGGTAGGTCTGCCCATAGTTGGCAGCTCGCACCCACACCAGGGCCTCGTTGGCCGCTGGCCTGGCCGTTGCTGGCGCCAAGGCCGCGGCCATCGCCGGCACCCGCTTGACGCTGCTGATGAAGGTGAAGTCCGCGATCGAGGCGGCCCGTACATCGGTGGCGCAACTGGTCACCGTGGACAAGTAGCCGTAGCCGGATGGAGCGCTGACCGCCTTCTCAACCCCGTCCAGGCCGAACACGCGAACGGCGGTCTTGCCGATCACCACCAGGTACTTCTCGCCGCTATCCCTCAGGATCGAGTGGAAGAACACGTCTCCCAGTGATGCGGTGCTGAGGCGCCGGATCGCACTGGTGCCGGCCCGCTTTCTCAACCCATCAGCCAGGGACGAGTAGCCGTTGATCTGCACCTCGCCCTGCGTCGGGTCGCGCTGCGAGTCCGACTGCTGGCTGATCCCCTGGATCAGGTTGGCGATGGAATAGCTGCTGAGGCTCATGATTGCTCCGGCTGCAACGCCGCCACAAACTCCGCCGGCAGGTGGCAGGCGGTGGCTACGGCGACGAAGCCGGCGATCACTTCGGGGGGTACGTTGGCGGCGCGGACGACCGTGGCCCAGGTTGTGGCGAAATCAGCCAGCTCCCCTCTTTCCGCCTCCTTTAGCCCTGTCGCAACGAAGCCGGCCGACTGCGGGTTTTCCTGATACGCAACGAGCATGATCTGCTTTAGGGAATCGCTGCCCATGGCAATGGCTTTGAACCTGGCCCAGTCCGGTGCAGGCGGCGCGGGCAGTGCCGGGGGAAGCTCAATCAACTCCCACGACTGCCGCCAGGCGCCTGCCACCTCAACCGGCGTGACTTCTTCCAGCCGATGCGTGGTTGGGTCGTACTCGGGTGCGTCGGCGGGCTGAACCTGAAACACCAGGATCGGCGGCTCCAGGGTGGCGTAGGACGCCAATTCGCCGGGGTGCGGGTCGCTGGAGATCGACAGTTGCGGCTCGTCGGCGCGGAACTGGCCAACGGTGTAGGGCCACTGGGGGCCGGTTTCGCGGAGGCGGAGAAGGCCGGTTTCGCGGAGGCGGAGAAAACCGTTCATGGGGATCACTCGTTAGGAGGACTGAGTTTGTAGATGTCGCCGTATTCAACGCAGCAGTATATATCGCTGCCAAGTGTTGTCATGAATCCCCAGCCCCTAGTCGCCTGGCCCAGGGCCACGAAATTGCCAGTTCCACCCGTCTGCTTGTAGATGTCGCCGCCGTAATCACTGCAGTAAACATCACCTCCTAGCGTTGTCATGCCAGTCCAGTTCCTACCCGTCTGGCCCAGGGCCACGAAATTGCCGGCTCCACCCGTCTGCTTGTAGATGTCGCCGCCGTAATCACTGCAGTAAACATCACCTCCTAGCGTTGTCATGCCAGTCCAGTTCCTAACCCCCTGGCCCAGCAGGGCCACGAAATTGCCGGCTCCACCCGTCTGCTTGTAGATAGTGTTGCCGTAAACAGCGCAGTAAATATCACCGCCTAGCGTTGTCATGCCAGTCCAGCCCCTAGCCGTCTGGCCCAGGGCCACGAAATTGCCGGCTCCACCCGTCTGCTTGTAGATGTCGCCGTCAAAAACAGAGCAATATACATCACTGCCTAGCGTGGTCATTCCGCACCACCGCCTAGCCGTCTGGCCCAGGGCCACGAAGCCCCCGCTGGCGCCGCCAGTGCTAAGAAACCCCAGATCTCGCAGCGTTAGAGTCGTCATAACTGCACCCCGTAAGCCGCCACGCAATCGGCGTCAGTTGTGCCAAAGAATGTCAAGCTCAGCACCGCAGTTTTGCTGGCGGCGATAAGGCTGGGCTTGGCCCCCAAGAACACCCAGCCAGGCGGGAAGGTCAGGGCTCTTGCCGTGGAATCGCAGATCAGGCGCAATGTCACCGTCCGACCGCTGGCACGGTTGCTGGTGGTGAAGGTCAGCGCACCTGTGAGGCTGAGCGTGCAGTAGCTTCCTGCCAGGGCGGCCATGTCGAGCGGCACGCTGGCGGCATAGGTGATAGCGCTGGCGGTGAACGTCCTGGGCAGAAAATCGTTAGGCAGTCGTGCGGCGGGAACCAGCCCATTGCCGTCAAGCTGCACCAGGCCATAGGCGACATTCAATGAAAGCGTGACGTTACGGCTCTTGATTGCAAAGCCCTGGGCGTCAACGGTTGAGGTGTCGGAAACGCTGATCGGCTGACCGGCTGTTGTTGTGACAGCCTGCAGGAACTGACTGCTGGCGTAGCTCTTGACCGCAAACTGAGTCGGGGCCGTGTTGCCGTCTGGCGCTCCGGTTGACGCAATCAGGCTGGCATTGTTGCTGACCTCCCTAAGCTGCTCGCCAACCGTGGAGATCCCGCCATTACGCGAGAACGGCCCAATGAAATTCAGGCCACTAATGTTGAACTGGCTGCTGTTGATCGTGACAGCCCCGCTGGTGCCATCAACAGTGAACTGTGAGCCAACAGCAAAGTTTCCAAGCTCATCAGTGTTTGACGAGTAGATCCTTCCGTTGTTCGATTCAACGATCTTGTTGGCGGGCACGGGGACGCCGCCGTTCCATGGCAATGCGTCATAGTTTGTGCCAGCGCCAACGTACTCAAACGTATGGCCGGGGGCAGTGATCTGGGATCTTTGCCTGAAGTCAACGACCTGCCCTGCGGCCAAGGTATCGCGCAGCCCGCCGTTTGTTCTGCTGGTGAAAAATACCCTGTATCCAGCGCGACTGGCGCTGTCATTTGCAACAGTGTTTCCGCTTGCATCAATCGGAACGCTGCTGGTGACCTCATAGCCGCTAGTCGGGCAGATGAACGCCAGGCCATTGACGGTGACCGAACCGCTGCTGGCTGCAGGAAGCGCGATTGCTGTTGTAATTGTGACCATGCCACTTGCCTTGTTGTATGTGGCTGCAGTGACGCCATAATTAGTACCACCAATAACGACTGTCCCGCCGCTTACATACTCATGGTCAGGCCCATTTACTGATGCCGCCTCTGTATAAGTTAGGGTGCTGAAGCCAGTCTTTGTGTAGGTGAATGTCTTGGCTTCGGCGGCACCAGTTGTTGAGTTGCGTGGGAAAACTAGCTGAGGGAATAATAGCTGCCCCGAGCTGGGCCGGCTGCTGCTACTGCAGATGAACGAAAGGCCGCTAAAGGTGATGCTGGCGCCAACCGTTGGGGTATAACCTGTCGCCGTTATTGTTGTGGCGCCCGTGGTGTTGTTGTAGGTGGCAGTGGCAACGCTGTAATTATTGCCGCCTACCGTCAGCGTCCCACCGCCAACATATTCATGTTTGATTGTGCTTGTGCCTAGGGTTACGGTCAGGGTTTTCCCAGTCACCGCCGAGATCGTCACCGGGCTGCCGGCGGCGCCCAGTGATCCGGCGGATGGATATTTGATCTGGCGCCCAAGGCGGTTGCCCGTAAACGAAATCACATCGGCCTGGGTCACACCCTGGCGAACGACGGCATAGGTGCCAGTAGCGGTGCCGGTGATGTCAAGAATGACGCCGCCGCTCGTCGCCGAGACCGTGAAGGCCCCGCTGGTCAGGCCACCGCTGCGCACATAATAGGTGGTGCCAGCTACAAGCGGTGCAGGCAAGGCGCCCTGGCTGACCGTGAAGACAACCTGATCGTTGGCCGCCAGGGTGTGCGCGGCGGTACTGAACGTGTCCGTGGCGGGGTCAATCGTGACCACCTTTTCAACACGCGCAGAGCCAAATGCCAGCGCTCGCGCCACGCCAGTGAACACTGGTGTAGGGCTGTAGCCACTGGCGACAAGCCCGTAGATGCCAAAATCAGAGGTTCCACCGCCGGACAGGTTGACCTGGCCGCCGGCCAGCGTCTTGACGTGATACTCGCAGAACGTGCCGAAGAACGAGACCAGTTGCGCATAGCCATCTTTTTGCACCAAGCAGCCGGGGCCGCCTAGGTTCACCTGGGTATAGCTATCGACCACCATCGAGCGAATCGGGGAGTTGATGGCGCAACTGCTGCCATCAACAAGGATCCCGCCGCCCGTGTCACCAGTGCTGACGCTGCCGGCCGTGCCGCTGTCATCCTCTGCGGTGATGCTGCTGCAGTTCTGGATGTACGGGCTCTTGAGGATGTAGGCGCCCAGCCCAACTGCGCCGATGCCCTGGTTGTCGGCCATCTCGTCGAAGCTGATCGCCCAAGACAAATCGCCCGTGAGGCTGTTGGCTTGGTGACCAGCAAACTCCAGGCCCCAGCACCAGAAGCCCGAATCGACCTTGAAGATGTCTTTCATCTCCTGCCCTGCGGCAGGCCTTACGGTCGTGTTGCGCAGGCCGGAGCACAGCAGGCCAACGTTTCGCTTCCAACGGATCGGCAGCGCCGCTTCTGTGTAAGTGCCTGGGCCGATCACCACCAGATCACCAGGCTGCGCCGCGGCGGCGGTTGCGGCGAGGGTCTTCAGCGGTTCACCCGGGCTGGTGCCGTTATTGGCGTCGTTGCCGCCGGGGGAGACGTAAACCCGATTGGCGTCACGGAAACCGTCAAGGCGGGCCGCCAGGGCGGTGGTGACGGCGGGCTGCACCGCAGTGCTAGCCAGGGAAACGGCCGTGTCCCACAGGCCCTGCTTGGCGATTGTCGGGAGGCTGTAGCCCGGTGCAAAGTTCAGCACCAGGCTGCCGGCCGTGGTGACCGGGGAGTTGGCGATGCTGAATCCAAGGGGGGCGCTCAGGCCAACGCTGGTGACCGATCCGTTGCCAGAGTCTCTGATCTGGGCGGCCAGGGCGTCGGTGACGGCGGGCTGCACCGCAGTGCTAGCCAGGGAGTAGGCCGTGTCCCACAGGCCCTGCTTGGCGATTGTCGGGAGGCTGTAGCCCGGTGCAAAGTTCAGCACCAGGCTGCCGGCCGTGATGACCGGGGAGTTGATGACGGCAAACCCAAGGGGGGCGCTCAGGCCAACGCTGGTGACCGATCCGTTGCCCATGGCGTCAGGTGTTGATGGTGGGTAATTGATTGCAGGGGATCTCCCCCGGTGGGCCGCGGCGCCCCAGATCGTGTAGCCGCCGCCAGCGCGTCGGCCTAGGCCCATGAACGGCCGGAACGTGGCCCAGGTCTCCTCGCCTGTGACGGCATTGGGCTGGCCCTGCTCGGTGTCCACCCGCAGCAGATCAGCCCAAGCCTGGTTCTCGTCTTCCTGGGTCAGCTGGTAGGTCGTCGTGTTGCCGACCGCACGGTTGCTGAACACCCGCGCCGCACGGATGTTCGCCCAACGGTTAAACACCTCGGGGCAGTCGTCCCACGGCAGCAACGAAACGATGTCCGCCGCGATCGAGGCAACGTCCTCAGGGATCGCGTAGGTCCGCGCTTCGCTGTCGTAGACCCTGCTCCCCCTGGCCTGAAAGCGGTTGTTCCACTCCAGCCGGCTGGGGGCCCACTTCACCACGCTGGGCGGGATCAGCACCTCCCCCGAATTGGCATCCCGGTAGAAGGCCACGCCCCACTCACGGTTCCAGCTCCAGCCGCGGGTCTGGCCTTCCTTGTGGTACTCCAGCAGCGTGCGTTCAGCCTGCGCCGCCTCGCCAACCTGCTGGGTTTCCAGCGTGTTGACGGGTGCCTCGCCAATCACGGCCAGGCAAATGTTCACGGCCTCCAGCAGGCTGGTCCGTCCAGGGGTCAGCGCTTGGTTGGCCAGGCCCATGGAAGGCTGCAGGCGTGCAGATCAATCCTACCGACACGCGCAAAAAAAAGACCCCTGGGGCAGCTTCCCAAGGGTCCAGTTCCCCTCGGACAGGTTAGGGGGTAACGATCGCTCCAGCGCACTCAGGGCTGAGCTTGCCCATGCCAATGGCCATGGAGGCTACCAGCAGCTGGCTCTGGTACACCACGTTGTAGTCGCCGCCGGAAGCGGTCATCTGCAACTTGGGCTGCCGCAGGTTCAGGATCCCCATGGCGTCCCGGTGGTAGATCAGTGCCTGGCACTTGCTCAGATCCTGGGCGTACTCCGAGTTGGCGTTGTCGCCAGTCTGGAGAGTGTATGCAGCCTGGTTCACGAAATTGGACCAGTACACGGGCACGCCATAGATCATGCCGGCAAACACCTCACGGACAGTGCCGTTGGCGCCAGTGCCACCGTTGAAGTCGGCGTTGATGATGCGCTTGCTGTCCTGAAGCCAGCCGCAGACATCAGGGGTGACCACGCACGACATCCCGCTGGTGGGGATGTGCTTCTTCTGCTTGGCAACCACCATCGCCTTGATGGCGGCGTAAAGCTCGTCACCTTTGGCCTCGTTGGTTGCAGCCGCAAAGCCAGCGGACAAGGTGATCTTGTCGCCCGTACGGCCAGTGTTGATGGACTTGGCCAGTGGCTCGGTGGTGGTGTTGGCTGCGGCGAACAGGATGCGTGCAACCCGCGCTTCCCGC